ACTGGACGAAGGAATGAAAGGCACAATGGCAGACTACGTGATTGCATCCGTAGCCGAAACCGCCATCATGGATGTTTATCCATACGAAGGGGAATCGGAGGTAAAGACGGAATTCCCTCTATGTTCTAAGACAGAAACAGAGATCAAGGGAAAGAATGTTGTCGTTGACAAGACAGGTGTAAAAACAGTGGTGACTGTACATGATAACATAGATTAAGTTTAGGTTTGTTAATTAGTCGGTGTAGCCTGTGAAGGTGAGCCGGCACACGGAAGCTTGGCGCAGGGGTAGCGCGGTGACAGTTGACGGTATATTTCATGTATTTTGTTTTGTTTAGTTAGTGATGTTCATGATAGTAGAGTCTGGGTTAGTTAATTGGTCCGTCATAGTCACAGGTCACGGGTTCAAGTCCCGTAGCTTCCACGCAGTTTTTTGTTAAAAATAAGTAAATCATGAGAATTAGTGAATTACCATATACGGAAGATTACGAGGTCTTCCAGCGGGTCGATGCCGGGGATTACGTCACACTGGTCCTTAAGAGATCCAGCAAGGATTTTTTGCTGGACATAACAGGAGAGATGGAGTCCTCACCGGAAACGGGTGACCTTGCTATATTCTGGGACAAGGGAAAGGAGTGGAAGGCCTATGTTGCGATACTGACCGACAAGGAGTTTGCGGCACAATACAAAGATTACCCATACAAGTCCAGTACGCAGGAATGGCACGGAAATGCGATAAGATTCCGTAATACGGAGCAGTTGAGTATGATCATAAACTATAGACCAGATGTTGCAAAAAAAGAAGAAACCGACAAAAAGTAACAGTACGGCAAACTTGAAAAAAAAGCTGGATACTGTTTTCTCGCAATATATCCGGTTGAGGGACATGATCCCGAACACCACGGTATTCCGCTGCATCTCATGCGGTCTGATTAAACCTGTGACACAGGCGGACTGTGGACATTACATCAACCGCCAGCACATGGCGACACGGTTCAGCGAGATAAATTGCAACGCACAATGCAGAAGCTGCAACAGGTTTGACGAAGGCAACATGCAGGGATACAGGAGAGGTTTGATGTGGAAGTATGGAAAAAATCAAGTACTGGTTCTGGAGTCGATGAAATACGAGACAAAAAAATATACCGCATTCGAATACGAGGCATTGATAGCCCATTACAAGTGTGAGGTGGACCGGATTTTGAAAGAACGTAATTTGACAATCAAATGTTTGACAGAATAACGATAAAGGCAAGGATAGACGCGGACGATATAGATACAATCGTGCTGAAGAATTACTTGAAGGAGTGTTCAGAGGACGATGAGGTCTATTACAAGTCTTCCGCATACTCCAACTTTGACGGATGCACCATAGAGATAAGGGGAGACACATTGAAGTGCAGTTGCTCTGTCTGCAAGCTATACCATAAGGGGAAGTCGGGCAAGCTGGACAACAGCCGCCCGATGACCTTCCGGATGGCGGTCAGGACGATAGAGGAACTGTTGCTGAGATTGTGCGTGAAAGCTGAGAATGCGGTGGTTACCTACTACGAGATAGGGGTTACGATGAAGATGAGCCGTCCGGCCGATGAATATATAAGACTGGTTGACAATATAGCGGAGCGCACATTGTGGAATGACGCGAATTATCAAGAATGCAGGCAGAAGACGACCGAGAAGAGCAAGTATTACCGGAAGATTCTGAAGATATACGACAAGACCCATGAGGCGAAGGAGAAGAGAAGGACTGTCGGAAGCAATATACTGAGGATAGAGACGGTGTACAAGCACCAGTCGGTACCGTTACCGCAACTTATAGACAATGTGTCGTTAAACAAGATGGCCAAGATATTCTATAGGGATTGGTCGGAGATACGGTTCGAGCGTGAGATGATTCCGGAAAAGGGAGTAAAGATGTCCCAGCTGGAGAAAGCACGTGAGATACAGAGGATAGGTGTCACGAGATACAAGGAGCGATATAGATCCATGTACATGGATGGTAAGCTCACCAAAAAACAGTGGGAGACTATCCGGGCGTTCGCGAACTCGTGGGACGATGAGAAGAAAAAATATACGGAAATAACGGGTGAGTTGGAGCACGAATTTAAGGAAAAATTACTAAACTGTTTTCAAGCATGCTCAATTACGCCAATTCTTAAAAAATATAACTAATTGATTATCAAATAGTTACAACAGTTGAAAAAGCACCTTATGGTGCGCTATTAAACAACTGATAATCAATAGATTAAAGAGAAAAAGATTAAAAATTAACTGTTTTCGGCAACTTGTCTTATACTGCCCGAAGGGTAGTCGGGACGACTTAAAGGAAAGCAGTAAAGAAAAAAGAAAGGAAAGAACATGAATTGCGAGATAAAGGGAAGGATTACGGTTGACCTTGGAGTCACAAGTAAGGGAGTGACAAGAAAGGGCACGGATTACGAGATAAGGGAATACGTGATAACCGAGCAGACTCAGTTTGGAAGGTCCATGCAGTTTTCGGTGTACAGTGGTGACGGACCGATGAAGGAGCCTCTGAAAGTAGGAGATGATGTGACAGTGAATTTCACTGTGTCGGCTAAGGAATATACGGACAAGGACGGAAAGAAGAGATGGTTTAACAGTGTACAGGCATGGAAGATCCAAAAACAGCAGTCGTGATCAGATGGAAGACATTGAAGCGGTCGACAATAGAGAAGATGGCAAAGAGGTTCGGGTTTGAGCCTTATGTAAGTGTAAACCGAAGGACGGGCGCATTCATCAGAAAGGAAGATATGGAATTGCTTGAGGAATGTGAGAGACGCGGAATTATCGAGATGTCAAAATAACAATAAACAAATGAAATCATGAAACAGAAAATTACACCAGAGAACATTCAGGAACTTAAAGAGAATCAGATATTTGTTTTCGGATCAAACATGAACGGCAACCATGCCGGAGGTGCTGCAAGATTGGCAGTTGAGAAGTTTGGAGCAATCATGGGACAAGCAGAAGGACTGCAAGGGCAATCATACGCGATTCCGACTCTTGATAAGGATATGGAGAAAGTTACAGAGGAGGAATTGGTGGTAGCTCTAGGTAACTTCAGGCATTATGCCAAGGAGCATCCGGAGAAGGAATTCCTGCTCACGAAGATTGGATGTGGAATAGCTGGATTTAATGCTAATTACATGGCGTATATGATTCTAAGGGCCAATCTTCCAAGCAATGTTACATTGCCGGTAGAATTCACGCGGATAAAGGGTTATAAGGGTTTTAATCCAGATATGACTTGTAGAGATTTCAAGTACGAAGAAGGAAAGGATTACGAGGAGCAAGGAGGTATAAAGGTTTGCAATAAAGGATTTCATTTCTGTCTTCATCCGCTGGATGTATTTGGTTATTATTCACCAGCAAATGTGGTAATGAACAAATTCCACGAAGTGGAAGGTAGCGGAGATATGGATGTTGATATGGATAATACGAAGATTGCTTGCTCTAAGATTCATATTGGAGCGGAACTAAGCATTAAGAGCATTGTAGACGCAACCATTAAGTTTACGTTTGACAAGTGCAAATGGACAAAAGATAAAAACGCTACCGGCGACAATGGTGCTGCATCCGCTACCGGCAACTGTGGTGCTGCATCCGCTACCGGCTACTGTGGTGCTGCATCCGCTACCGGCGACAATGGTGCTGCATCCGCTACCGGCTACTGTGGTGCTGCATCCGCTACCGGCTACTGTGGTGCTGCATCCGCTACCGGCTACTGTGGTGCTGCATCCGCTACCGGCAACCGTGGTGCTGCATCCGCTACCGGCAACCGTGGTGCTGCATCCGCTACCGGCTACTGTGGTGCTGCATCCGCTACCGGCAACCGTGGTGCTGCATCCGCTACCGGCGACAATGGTGCTGCATCCGCTACCGGCGACAATGGTGCTGCATTCGCTACCGGCAACCGTGGTGCTGCATCCGCTACCGGCGACAATGGTGCTGCATCCGCTACCGGCAACTGTGGTGCTGCATCCGCTACCGGCGACCGTGGTGCTGCATCCACTACCGGAAAGAATGGAATAGCATTGGCGGCTGGATATCAATGCAAGGCTAAGGGTGCTGAGGGCTGTTGGATCGTGCTTGCGGAACGTGAGGAATACGATGGTGCAACCTATAAGATTAAAACAGTGAAGGCGTTTTGTGTAGACGGAAAGAAGGTAAAGGCTGACACATGGTATAGATTGGAGAATGGAGAGTTGGTGGAGGTTGATTAATTCAAAACTGATATAATAATGAATCAAAATATGAAACTATTGTCATCTTATGAAACTTGCGGAAAATACGGTTCCGTTAAATTATATATTCATGGAGAATTACAAGGGTCTCTTAGTAATGAAGATATATCTGACATTTTCTATGATGTATTGTCAAATGTTAATGTCAAGATAGAAGACAAGTTGATGTCTAAAGATCTAAAGCTATTGAAAATGTTTGAGGACGAGATAGAAGAGCTAAAAAATCTATTTAATGGTGAAGCAATTTACACCAAGCAGATAGAAAATCAATACTCTGATCTAGGTTCTTTTAAGTTTAGAAAATGGTTAGAGGTAACGACAAGAAAAGGTATTATTATTATTGGGTGGAGGAAAAGAGTTATTAATGTTGATTGGAGTAGGTCAGATATAAAAAAGACCGCATACTATTTGTTTCCTAGCGAAAATGTTACCAAAGGTGATTACTATATCCATGCTTGGGGTATCAATAAAGCAAAAGAATATATAGACATACTATTAAATACATAACAGAGAAGAAATGAAAGAATTAATACATATAGATGAATTATGTAATCGTTGTGGTTTTTTTACATCTGATACACGTGTAAACGGTGGGTATGGATGTAATCATAAGGATTGTGGGGATGGTGAATATGTCCATAACGAAGATGTAATTGGATGGAATGAAGCTTGTAGAATTGTCGCAATGGGTTTTACGAGAAGGAATATAAGATGCAATCGAAGATTGGCTAAGAAGTTTTTGAAAAAAGCGAGATTGGTTTTTGATAATGGTTACAACGTTTTTGGTGTCAAATTTCAAGGATCGTGTAGTGCTTCCGTCTGTCCTTTGGGCTATTTGGCAGAGGAAGAAGACTTTATCAAATTTGGTGAGAATCCTGATAGTATGACTGAGGGTGACTGGGTTGTTATTTAATTCGAAACGGAACAGAAAGGAATATTTATGGCATTTTTAGCAAATAAAATGAATCGTACAATAAAATTCAGAGGGAAAAGCATCGGCATGTATGAGGTTTATCACGAAACCGTAGGCAGTTCACTGGAGGAACAGAAATGAGAAAAAAAGAAAGGAGGTTAATTATGGATAACAGAGGACTATCTGATAAAATAATTGATACTGTAAGAGCTATACGAAAAATTCCTAGAGAACAAATCAAGAATCCTTTCGAGATACAAGTTATTGTTGTTAAACCTAAAGATTAAGGAGATTAATTATGGCAATAAAGGTTACTAAAGAAGCTAATAAGAAAAAACAGATTTACTTCCGGCGTTGTGACAGATGTGGATGTGAATTTGAGTTTGAAAAATCGGATATACACAGTGAGTTTTTTGACCAGAGAGAAGGATATAATATAATATTTATTCCATGCCCTTCTTGTGGTAGTACTACTGGAGTTAAAGAAAAAATAATACGTTATGAGTAAAGTAAGGAATGGAATAATAATAGATGGAATACTACACGAACCATCAGAAGGATCATGTAGCGAATGCTCTTTAAAGGAGCCATGTATAAACAATTTATGTGATTGCTACTGCATCATGTTGGATTTGGATGCAACACACGAATGTTTTGTCAGCCGTGGTAAAGTAACAGAGATTAAAACAGAGGAGGAGGAATAATGAAAAGATACAGAATATACAGATACGGACTTTTATCCCACATTTTTGACGTTCAAATAAAAAAGTGGTATGGATGGGTGCTTGTTAAGAGATTTAAGGTGGAAATAAAGTACGACTTAATCGACCCGTTTAAGATAAAATATGCCGAAGATCGGGCAGAGGAACTTTTGAAAAAATTGGAGGAGGAATAACAATGAAAGTATTAAGAAACATAACTCCTGTCGCTCGTAAGGAACACAGGTGTGAATTTTGTGGTGAGGTGATACACGTTGGAGAAAAATATAACAGACAGACCAATATTTATGACGGAAGTATCTACGACTGGGTAAGCCACTGTGAATGTTCTCAATTGGCTTCTGAACTTGATATGTACGAATATTGTGATGGAGGTCTTGATAGTGATGAGTTCATTGGATGCTTAAATCAGTACGTTTATGAAAATCATTACGATGATAAAATAGATGATATAGCGAAAGATTGGCAATTGCCACGTCGCGAACTTGTAAAGAAAGTATTTGATGAATTAAAAAAGGAGAAATAACCATGACCGAAGAACTTGTAACTTTAAAAACAGCGAAGATTCTAAAAGAGAAAGGATTTAATGAATTTTGCAAAGATATCATTAACGATAACGGCAAGCTAATGGAAACCGTATATCGAACCAATAATGATCTTCCTAAATCATTCTATTCTTGTCCTACTCAATCCATCGCCCAGAAATGGCTGCGTGAAATAAGAGGTGTGTATGTATATGTAGAACCTGTTATTGGAAAAAGATGGAAGCTTTCTTTTTGTGATTTCAATGTTCCAACAGAAGAAAGCGACTGGATGGAGAACGAAATAAACAAAGGGAATGGCTATAAAGTATATGTCACCTACGAAGAAGCACTTGAAGCAGAGGGCGTTATTGAATAAATATCCCGATCCTGCACAATTCATTCTTGATTACAACCCTGATTTGCAGTTCAAACTTGTCAGATGTAATGCAACCCATTCAGAACTGGCGTTGAATGACAGCATTCCGAGTTTAGGGCTATTGTCTTCTACTTATGGGGATGAAACACCGATAGAATGGCTAAAGATACAATTTGGCTCATTGAATGACTTTGCAGAAGTTTCAACCAAGATAGCGAAAGAGCAACTTTCTGAACTATCGGAGATATTCCTTTCGGAGTATTATTATATAAATGCCGCTGAAATCTGTTTTTTCATAGCACGGTTTAAGTCAGGGAAGTATGGGCGGTTCTACGGTTCAATAGATCCATTGAAAATAACAAGTGCGATGCTGGACTACGTTTCTGAACGTCGGAAAGATATTGAACGGAAAGAGCGTGAACGATACAGAAACCAACGTGAAAAAGAGATAGAGGAGCGTGGAGATAACAGAATCTCTTATGCTGAGTACATTGAAATCAAGCACCGTGCTGATGCAGGAGATGAGGAAGCTAGAAAAATGCTGATGTCACCATGAGAATAACCGTTTACTGGGTAACAAGAAATCCGGATGTTATCGTAAGAATCCGGAAAAAGTTCAATATCCCAAGCTATACTTCCGTGAACTACGAAACAGAATGTGAAATCAAGGATGAAGACTTTTCACTGTTAGAAGAAACAGAACGAAGGGGATTTATTCAAATTAGAAATAAGAATACACGATTATGAAATCATTAAAAGAAATACTAAGGAGTTTAGAAGGTCTGTCCGATATCGAATTGTTCGTGATAGACCTTTTTTGTGGTGCCGGCGGTTTGTCCGAAGGTGTGGAAGAAGCACGATTGGATGGAAATAGATGTGCAAAGGTTGTTTGTTGTGTGAACCATGACAAGAATGCCATCCTTTCACATGATGCCAATATCCCTGATGCACTTCACTTTATTGAGGATATCCGTACACTGGAACTTTCCCCGATAAGCACTATTGTAGAACGTATCCGTCAGCTATACCCTGATGCTATGATAATGCTTCATGCCTCTTTGGAGTGTACCAACTTCTCGAAAGCCAAAGGCGGTCAGCCACGTGATGCTGATAGCCGGACACTGGCTGAACATCTCTTCCGCTACATTGATGTGATAGATCCTGATTATATTCAGATTGAGAATGTGGAGGAGTTTATGAGCTGGGGAGATATGGACGAAAAAGGGAAGCCTATCAGCATGGACAAAGGCAGGCTTTATCAGAAGTGGGTGCGCAATGTCAAGAAGTACGGTTACAACTTTGAGCACCGCATCCTGAACGCTGCCGACTTCGGTGCCTACACCACAAGGAAACGCTTCTTCGGCATCTTTGCTAAAAAGAGCTTGCCGATAGTATTCCCTGAACCGACCCACTGTAAAGGTGGCAGGCAGGACATGTTTTCTAAGCTGGAAAAATGGAAACCCGTCAAGGAAGTTCTTGATTTTTCTGACGAAGGAACTACCATCTTTAGGGAAAAGCCTCTTGTAGAGAAAACGCTTGAACGCATCTATGCCGGACTTATCAAATTTGTAGCAGGTGGGAAAGACGCCTTCCTCGTGAAGTATAATTCTATGAGCCGTACAGGGAAATATAACGCTCCTGGGATTGACGAACCATGTCCGGTGGTAGCCACGCAAGGCAGACTTGGAGTAGCGCAAGTCTGCTTCCTCTCCAAACAGTTCAGCGGACATCCCGAAAGCAAGAATGTGTCTGTAGAAGAACCGGCAGGTGCAATCACCTGCAAAGACCACCATGTTTTTGTCTCTGCTTATTATGGAAATGGACATAATCATTCGGTAGACCTTCCAGCTCCAACGGTCACAACGAAAGACCGGTTTGCATTGGTTGAAAGCCGCTTTCTGGATATGCAATACGGTAACGGTATACCTATGTCAATCAATGTTCCAGTAGGTACGGTAACGACCAATCCGAAGTTCAACATAGTTACTTGTAAGCCATGGATTATGAATACCGCTTTCTCCAATATCGGTAGCAGCATAGATGAACCGTCTCAAACCATTACGGCAAACCGAAAATGGCATTATCTCATGAATCCGCAATTTAATAGTGCGGGTGGCTCTGTTGATAATCCTTGCTTCACTCTTATAGCACGCATGGATAAGATGCCGCCTTATCTGGTAACTACGGAAAGCGGACAAGTAGCAATAGAAATCTACGAGACAGACAGTCCAATGACTCGAAAGATAAAGGAGTTCATGGCTATGTATGGCATAGTGGATATAAAAATGCGTATGCTCCGCATATCGGAACTTAAGCGCATCATGGGATTCCCTGAAAATTATGTCTTGGTTGGTACACAAGCCGACCAAAAGAAATTTATCGGGAATGCGGTTGAGGTTACTCAGGCAAAAAAGAATACCGAGGCTCTTTGCAAAAGGTTAAGAGTATTTAGACTGAATAAATTAAAAGAAGCAGTATAATGAAAGAATATATAGAATTTCTAAAAGACAAGATGGCCATCAGCCATCAGACAGGATTTGAAGTTAAGGCTGATGAACTTACCCCGTCGTTATATCCCCATGTCAAGGATACAGTTCGTTGGGCAATATCCGGTGGATGCCGTGCGATATTCTCCAGCTTTGGTATGCAGAAAACCGTAACCCAGTTGGAGATACTGCGGGTAATCCTGAACCGCACAGGAGGCAAAGGGTTGATAGTTTGCCCCAAGCGTGTAGTAGTGGAGTTCCTGACACAGGCCGAAAAGCATCTGGGCATGAAAGTGACCTATGTACGTACTATGCAGGAGGTGAAGCAATGTCCGACCAATATCATGGTGACAAACTATGAGCGTGTCCGTGACGGCGAGGACGGAGTAAGAATAGAACCTTCTTACTTTACCGTTACCTCATTGGATGAAGCGAGCGTGTTACGTGGATTCGGAACCAAGACCTATCAGGAGTTTCTTCCTCTGTTTGCAGAAGTTCTGTACAGGTTTGTTGCCACTGCCACGCCATCACCCAACAGATACAAGGAACTGATACACTATGCCGGCTACCTTGGAGTGATGGATACCGGGCAGGCACTTACAAGGTTCTTCCAGCGTGACAGCACGAAGGCGAACAATCTTACCCTCTATCCCCACAAGGAGAAGGAATTCTGGTTATGGGTAAGTACATGGGCGTTGTTCCTCACCAAACCGTCTGATTTAGGTTATCCCGATACAGGATATGAGTTACCAGAGTTACGGGTACATGAAGAAGTCGTGAGTGTGGATAATTCCACTGCCGGAGCCGACCGTGACGGGCAGGTGAAAATGTTCCGTGAGGCTGCTCTCGGTCTGGCTGATGCTGCAAAGGAACGTCGGGACAACATGCAGGAAAAGATTGCCCGTGTGGTGGAGATAATCAATCGCCCGGAAAACAAGGATGACCATTTCCTTTTATGGCATGACTTGGAGGCTGAACGTGAGACACTCTGCAAGGCAATTCCCGGATGTAAGGCTGTGTATGGCTCGCAAGATGATAAGGAAGCGGATAAGGTAATAGCAGATTTCAAGGACGGCCGTCTGAAGTATCTGGCCGCAAAACCGGAGATGCTGGGTGAGGGTCTGAACTTCCAGTACCACTGCCACAAGGCAATCATGTTCATCGACTACCGTTTTAATGACAAGTTCCAGGCGATAGCCCGTATCTACCGTTTCATGCAGCAGCATCCGGTTGACCTCTATCTGGTCTATGCAGAAAGTGAGGGAGAGATATACAAGAGTTTCATGCAGAAGTGGGCGCAGCACCGCCAGATGGTAGCCAGAATGACCGATATAGTCCGCAAGAACGGTTTGTTCGGTTTGCAGGCAGAGGAAAAGATGATGCGCTGGATGTTCGCCAGTCGGGAAGAGAAGTCCGGCAAACTGTGGAAAGCTATCAATAATGACAATGTACTTGAATGTCAGAAGATGGAAGATAATTCGGTAGACCTGATTGTAACCAGTATCCCGTTCTCCAACCACTACGAATATACGCCTACCTATAATGATTTCGGGCATAATGAAGACAACGGCAAGTTCTTTGAGCAGATGGACTATCTCACCCCGGAGCTTATGCGTATTTTAAAGCCCGGCCGGTTGGCCTGCATCCATGTAAAGGACCGTGTACTGTTCGGCAACGCTACGGGTGACGGTATGCCCACCATCGACCCGTTCAGCGAAATGACAGTGTTCCATTATCTGAAGCACGGGTTCCGCTACATGGGGCGTATTACAGTGGATACGGATGTGGTGAGGGAGAACAACCAGACTTATCGGCTTGGATATACAGAGATGTGCAAGGACGGTTCAAAGATGGGTATCGGTTGCCCGGAATATGTTCTTCTCTTCCGAAAGTTGCCTTCTGATACCTCACGAGCCTATGCTGATTTGCCGGTGACAAAGAATAAGAGTGAATACTCGCTTGCCCGTTGGCAGATAGATGCCCATGCAAGTTGGAAATCTTCTGGTAACTCTCTATTGAGCTATGAGGACATGAAAGGAGCCGGAATAGATAAGATACGCCATCTGTTCAGGAACTACGAACGTGAACATATATATAACTACGAGGAACATGTATCATTCGCTGAAGAATTGGAAATATACGGAAAGCTGCCTAAAACATTTATGGCCGTTGACCCTGTAAGCAAGAAAGATTGGATATGGGATGATGTCACCCGTATGCGCACGCTCAATACCAAGCAGTCACAGAAGAAACGGCAGAACCACATCTGCCCTTTACAGCTCGATATCGTTGAAAGACTGATTGAACGGTATTCAAACAAGGGTGAGTTGGTGTTTGACCCCTTCGGAGGTATCGGCACAGTACCTTATTGTGCCATCAGACTGAAACGTAAGGGATTATCTACTGAACTAAATTATGACTATTGGAAAGACAGTCTTTCATATCTGTATGAGGCGGAGATGGAAGTTAGCGCACCCACATTGTTTGATTTGATGGACAGTGCCGTATGAACATCTATCACACAGAACCCAGATTCGACTGCGAGAAATTCGCTCCATGCGGGCGCATCTCCCTGCACAAATGCCGGAAATACAAAGGCAGACTGGATGAATGCAGGGGATGTACGCTTGTACACCGTAAAGCCAAGACGGTTGCCGGTACGGAAGCCGGAAGAAAGGTTTGTCCGCATTGCGGACGTTCCCTTCCGCTCCACCGATTTTATAACAGGACTGTCAGATGTGGGGATAAGGAATACCGATGTCTCACCTCCTGGTGCAAGATGTGTATGAGTGAAGTCGCAGCGGAAAGAAATCGTAATAATTAATTTAAAAATCCAATGAAAAACGTAACGAAAATAGCCAAGAAGTCAGCCGGACTTAGCCAAAAATGTTCGATTTGTCCACTTATGCAAAGATGTACTTTAGAAATCCATAGAGCTTGTTTTGACAGCTTTGTGGAGGGTTTCAAGAAAGGGGCCAGAGCTGCTGAAAAAGAAATAAACAAGAAATTCAAAACAAATAAGAAATGAGTCACATAGATAGCACAAGAAAATCGTATTCATCTCCATACGAGATAACGGTCTGTATGACCAAAGAGGAATGTAAGATATTGCTTCCGTTCTTTCAGAAAGCATATAAGAGTGTAAAATCAAAATACGAAAAGTATAATGATATTCACAATGGAGGGGAGGCTACGGAAAGAGAAGAAAATCTTCTTATGAAATACTCTGAGCAGTTGGAAAGACTGGAGAGTGTTTTATCATCTATTGATGAAATTTTAAAATAGGAAAGATATGAAAGAATCTGATGATAAATACAGCAACCGCATTGCAGATGCTGAACAACTCACGAAAGAGGTACAAGCTATTTATTCAGAAATTAAAGTTTTTGAAGATGCTTATAAAAAACAGATTGCTCCGCTTAAACAAAAAATTGCTCAATTGGAGGAATCTTTTCTGGATAAATGGTTGGTTGATTCAACAGGAAGACCTGTTAGTAAAGGAATGGTGATTGAGAAGAATGGAAAGCGATTTAAGGTTCTTAACCGATATCAACAATGTATATTTCAATATTTAGGTAATGCAAGAGTTTCAGTTTTACCTGAAGGTAAAAAGCGAACTCTTGATATTTTTCCCTCTGAATTAGTTGAATTTACTATTGTAGAATTAGCGTAAAACAATATAGAAATGAGTAAAACAACAATTTATTACCTATTCCTAGTAGCAATGTATATGCTGCTAGGGTAGGTAGAAAGGAAAGATATGAAACAGACAGTAGAAGAAGCTGCAAAAGAGTGTAGACGTACAACTGCTCAATCAATGGGTGTATATGCCCAATATCACTCAATAGATGAGTGTCCTAATCATGGGATTACATATGATGAGATTGCAGAAGCTGCATTTATAAAAGGTGCAGACTGGCAATCCAAGCAATCACCGTGGATAAGCGTTAATGAACGGTTGCCGGAAGAGAGTGGATATTACTTTGTTACTGATGGTGCTGTTGTTGAGAAAGTTTATTTCTTTAAAAAATGGAATAAGTTTGCAGAAATCGAAGAATATCCTCACCTGTTCTACGATGAAGGCGTAATAAAAGCATGGCTTCCTATCCCCTCATTCGATGAAATACTCGAAGCCAACAGGGATGTACTTGAACGGATTAAAAAGAAAGGAGATTGAGATATGAATAATAGGGAATTATCTGCTCAAATAATTGATACTATAAAAGCTATACGGAAAATCCCTAGAGAACAAATCAAGAATCCTTTTGAAATACAAGTTATCGTAGTTAAACCTAAAGATAAAGAAGATTAGTTATGGAAATAAAGAATGGAATAATAAAAGATGAAGTGTTATATGAATCATCAGAAGGGTTTTGTAATGAATGCGCTCTATTTCGGGAATGTTCCGATATTTTAAATGATAACTATTGTGCCTTACTCGATTTAGGAATAGGTCAGTGTTTTGTTAATCGTGGTAAGGTAACAGAGATTAAAACGGAGGAGGAAAAGAAATGAAACAGGTATTATCAGTTGGACAGATGAAGCACTTGCAAGAGCTTGGATTAGATACAAGTGATGCAAGTATGTGTTGGATAAAAGATAGCGAAGGAAACCGCTTTTTAAGTGTCAATGATGAATATTGCTATGAGATGTCTCACTTATCTCCCGTGCCTACTTACACCTTGCAGGACATTCTCGATAAGCTACCGCGATACATAAATGACTTTGGTACAAAATATAAGCTGCATATTGAACCTACTTTTGCTGGACCTTGGTGTATAAGTTATCAGATGGGTATATGCGAACCACTTATTTTTGAATTGGCAGAAAATCTATTAGATGCAGACTATGATATGCTGTGCTGGTGCATTGAAAACGGATATGTTAAAGTTGGAGAGGAGGAATAACTATGACCGAAGAACTCGTAACATTAGAAACAGCAAAGTTGCTGAAAGAGAAAGGGTTTAATGAAAGAAAATATCTCATAGATGTTTCCACTTTGAATCATTGTTATAAATACCTGTCTGTTCCTCCGCAATCCGTTGCACAAAAGTGGTTACGTGAAACCAAAAACATTCATATATGTATATATAACTGTGCTTGTGGTTATGGATACGAAATATCTAAAGCTGACAATGGAACTCATATAGCTAGTTCTGCTTATAAAGGAACAAATGATGGTAGTAAATGGGATACCTACGAAGAGGCACTTGAATCAGGTTTACAGGAAGCATTAAAATTGATATAAAAATGAAAAAGATATCTTTCAATGATAAATTTGGATTAACACAAGCGGTGTTGGATGGTCGTAAGACTATGACGAGAAGAATAATCAAATGTCCTAGAACTTTTAAAGGAGAATGGGTTGCTGGATTCAATATACACAGATGTCATTCTGATAAAAATATTGTTGGCTATCCTTGTATGTATGATGCTGATGAAAGGGAATTTGATTCGGGAGAAATTATTCCACGCTACAAAGTTGGTGAAGTTGTTGCCATTGCGCAAAGCTATGAAACTGTTTACCATGAACAAGGATTGGAAACACTTGATATGTTAGTTAGTAATTGGAAGTATAGCAAAGGTTGGCGTAATAAACTCTTTACCCGCGCTGACTTTATGACCTATCATATCCGAATTACCGATATTAAGGTTGAACGTTTACAGGACATTAGCGATGAAGATTGCTTGAAAGAAGGGATATATGAAGATTCGGGTGATGATGAGTTTCCACCATCTATATTTTATGAATTTGAGGGAAACAAAGACGATGGATTTGATACTCCCCGTGAAGCCTTTGCCGCCCTCATAGATAAAGTATCAGGCAAGGGCACATGGGAATCCAATCCTTATGTTTTCGTTTATGAATTTGGACTGATTGATTAACAGATAGGGAGTAAATTTATGAATAATATTAATTTGAACGAACTACGGGATCGTGCTTATAAGACAGCCTGTGAGCATGGTTTCCACGATAAAGAACTAAGTAACGAACACTGCCTTTGCCTTGTCATTTTCGAGCTTATGGAAGCTGTGGAAGCGGATAGAAAGGGGAAACGTGCCGACAGGGCATCTTTCAAGAGTTCTTATGAAGATGAAGAACCGCACGATGATGTCAATTTCAAGTATAGTTTTGAAAAATATATCAAAGACTGTGTGGAGGACGAGCTTGCTGATGCATGCATACGCCTGTTTGACTTGTGTGGGCCTCGTAAGATAGACATTGATGATTTTACAGAGGAAATGATATACGAGGCAACGGAAAGCTGCAACGGGGAAACATTTACGGAAAGTATATACGCCATATCTACAATTCCTGTACGGTATGAATATGAATACGGGTATTCATTTGAGAAACAAGTAAAAAGTATGCTGTTAGGGATAATTGGACTTGCAAATTATATTGGAATAGATTTGCTTTGGCATGTCAATCAGAAGATGAGATACAATGAATTGAGACCTGTATTGAACGGAAAAAAGTATTAAATATGAAAACGACGGATTTAAAGATAGGGGATTTGGTAAGAATAAAGCTGCCATCACCACAAGGGGAAAGGTTTTCAATCCCAATGCAGGTGGTAGGTATTTTTTCGAACATCAGCGGAGAAAGTCCGGATGATACAGTATACCTTGATTTTGAGGGGAATGAAGGTGATGTATGGGAAGAGGAGGTTGGGAATCTGGTGTTTTGCAAGAAAAGTAGTGTCTGTAGACAGGATTAGGGTATATTTAGGGTATATGAATTAAATGATAAGTTTTGTTTTTATTTATAATTTATGTATTTTTGAGGTGTAATGATACCGTATGAAGGAGTGCGGTGCGTTCTGTTCGGACGAAAAGACTTTTATGAAAAAAAAACTTGTAATAAACAGGGAGAATTTTTGCCACTACTATATAGAGACTGGCAATGCGTCAGAGGCGTACAGGAAGGCGTATCCATGCAGTGTGAGCTGGAAGGACGGTGTTGTACAGAAGAGGGCATTCGATCTTTTGAAGAATCCGGATGTGTTATGTAGGATGAATGAGTTGCGTGATGAGGCTTGCGAGAGGTTTGACATGAAGAAAGATGACGCCCTTCGTTTTCTGGCGGGTGTGGTGAATGTGGATCCCATAGATATAGTGTCAACCGGAAAAGATAGCTACATAGTTAAATCCATAGAGGACGTTCCGAAATCGGTACGCATGTGTATACAGTCCATAAAAAACACCCAGTATGGTATTGAGATACGCCTGTATAGCAAGATAGCCGCAATTACACAGATAAGCAGGATGCTTGGTTGGGATGCCCCTGTGAAGAGTGACGTCAGTACGAATGTTAGGATGATAATAGGGGACGAGAAATGATAGAGATGGTATTCTCATATAAATTGTTCAATCCACTGTTCTGGCATATCCGTGAGGCGATGCATGACAAGGATATCCGGTATATTATAAACAGAGGAGGATCTTCATCGGGGAAGTCTGTATCTACGACACAGGCCGTGTTGTTGTCTGTATTATCCGGTGACGGGTCCGCTCTGATTGTGAGGAAAGTGGGTGCAAGTCTGAAGAATACGGTGTATGAAGAATTTAAGACCCAGATGAGGGTTCTGCAATTGAGCCGGTTCTTCTCGCCAAAGGAAAATAATATAACCTGCATGAATGGTTGTAAGATCGACTTTACAGGACTTGACGATCCGGAAAAAATAAAATCCATCACTGGATATAGATGGATAGTTATGGAAGAGGCAACCGAGTTTGAATACGAGGATTTCACACAGATCCGTTTCCGTCTTAGAGGGAAGGAGGGGTTACAGATTATATGTAACTTCAATCCGGTGTCGGAAGATTCATGGATAAAAACAAAGATTCTTGACACATACGAATGGGATAAAAAGCCGAATGATCTGTTCAGGAAAGTCAGACATCCGGTAACGAGAAAGTTCTTGCCGAAAGAGTATAGCAGGATTCTTGGCAAGATGACCAATAAACCTAGAATGATAGCCAATGAACGAACTGGGAAGATGGAGAGATACCCGTCAGATACGGTAGAGTTGCATTCTTCATACAAAAACAACTTCTGGGTTGTAGGGTCACCGGACGGGAAGTATGGATATTACGACAGGCAGACCATATCAAACTACCAATGGTACAAGGATCATGATTATAACTATTACAGGGTGTATGCGCTTGGTGAATGGGGAAGCATCAAGACGGGAGGAGAGTTCCTGTACGCTTTCGATTCAAACAAGAATATAAAAACGACACAATATATAAAGGGGTTACCGGTACACATTTCAATTGACAATAACGTACTGCCTTATATTTCAATATCATTTTTTCAAATGGACGGAAGCAATCTAAGGCAGTTTAATGAGATATGTGCCGGCGATCCGTTCAATACGGTTACACAGGCTGCACGGATGGCTGTTGATTATCTGAAATCGATAAGATATAATGATATGCTGTATCTGTACGGGGATGCGTCCACAAGAAATGGGAATACTATCGATGATGACAAGAGGTCGTTTCTGGACAAATTCGTTGAAGGCCTTGAAAGTGCTTACCACGTTGAGGAAAGGATACCGGATTCAAATCCGTCCGTACCCATGTCCGGTGAGTTTGTGAACTACATGCTTGCCGGAGGATCGGGGATGTCGTTCTCCGTGGATGACGGGTGCAAGAACTCGATCGTGGATTACAATAACGCAAAGAAAGACGTTAATGGCGGTATATTGAAGACAAGGGTGAAGGATAAGGTTACGGGGCAGTCTTACGAAAAATACGGGCATTTGGTTGATTGCCTTCGATATGTTTCCGTATGGGTTTTCAAGGACGAATACACAAGATTTTCGTTAAAGAGGAAGAGAAGCAAAATTAAACAGGAGGATGACGATATGAAGTATTTTGATTTTAGCAAAAAAAAGAATGGCGACAAGCTGGTATATATCATGCCGGATAACGAAGGGCGGTTTGTGATATTGTATTGTATGATACATGAGTATATAGATATAGAAGATGTGACATACCTTCCGGATTTTGATGAGAATATCATGAAGGACGGGATTGAAATGTTTTCGAAAGAATGTGCTGTCGTATTCGAGAGCGGACGTGATTTTTTCCATGTAGGTCAAAGTCTTCGTGAGGTTTACGATGTGAGGATTATAAGAAGCAAGGGTGATAACTTGGGTAGGATATCATCACAGGAGGGATTTATAAAGTCAAAGATTCGTTTCAGATCTGATTACGAAAGTTTGCAGCAATATGCTGAATTTATGGATGATGTGCTGGATTACTCCGGGGAAGATACGTGTGCGGCGATGAATGCGCTGGCTTCGTTGGCGTCATATTCGGGAAGGCGATATGAATTTGCATAATTTAAATTAGAATAATTAAAAATAAGTACGAGTTTATTTGTTTATAAGTATTATATATCCTATTTTTGCATAGACAGTTGTCTTTAGGTTGTGAAGAAGCAGCCTGCATGATTAAGAACGTAAAAACCTGAAGGCAATAACCGTGACGTCCGGTTAGTGCCTTTTTTATTGAGAATATGAAGCTGGAGTTCCATACAAAGAATTTTTCATTGTCTTTCGGGAGTAAGTCAAAGAATCTGCTCCGTGATGAGGCTGGTAACATTACGGGATATGATGTCGGTTCTGTTTATGACATAGCTACGCCGTATGTAGCTTCAAGTAACTTCATCACATTGTTTGAAACTCTTCCGGAGGTGTCGTTCCCGGTAAGATTCATCATAGATAAGATATTGAAAGGTAATTTCATGCTGAAATCTCAGAAGGATGATTCTGTAATCTGGAATAATGAGGAGATGAACCAGTTCCTTACGCGTCCGAATCCGTTACAGGCTTTCTCTGAATTCGTAACGTCACACTTCGCGTATAAGTTTGTTACGGGGAACTCGTTTATAAAGGCGGCTGTGCCTTCTTCTTTAAGAGGAAAGGAGTTGTGGAAGTGGTGTGACAATTACTGGGTGCTCCCATCGGACTGTGTGGAAGTGAGGGCGAGACGCCCGGCTCCGTTGTTTTCGGTCGCAGGGAGAGATGATCTTATAGAATGCTACCAGCTGACGTTTGGCGGGGTTGTGGATATGATAGATCCGGGAAACATCCTGCATGTGAAGGAGATGAATATAGACTCTTCCGGGAATTACATGGAGGGAAAGAGCAGGCTGGTGTCCCAGTTGAAGCCTATATCGAATCTGATACCGGTATATGAGGCGAGGAATATAATATATACAAAACGTGGCGCGTTGGGCATAATTGTCAGCAGGAAAAAGGATGATGCCGGTTCCGTACCGTTGAAGCCGAATGAAAAGGAGGAGATAAGAAAAGAGTATAATGACGCATACGGGGTAGGTGATTCAAGGAAATCCCCTGTGGCCGTAATGAAAGATGATGTAGGATTTATAAAGACAAGCATGAGTATTCAGGAATTGCAGCCGTTTGACGAGACGCTTGTCGACGCGATAAACATAGCCGGTGCATACTCGATACCATCCATGCTTGTTCCGAGAAAGGAGGCCAGCACATACGACAATCAGGCCAGTTCGGAGAGGGGTGTGTACAGTAACATTGTAATACCGGAGGCGAAGGCGTTTGTGAGGGATATGACACAATTTCTTGGACTCGACAGGAGCGGAATGTATCTGGATGTGGATTATAGTGATGTTGATGTGTTGCAGGCCGGGAACAAGGAACGTCAGGAGACTATGGAGATCACGTCAAGAAAGTGCAGGGATGAGTTTCTTGGAGGGGTGATAACGCTGAACGACTGGCGTGCGCAGATAGGCGAGTCGGCTATTGACAGTCCGATATATAACAAGCTGGTCTTGGAGATGGACAACGATGAGATCGGGAGGTTGAGAGATTTGGGATTGATCGGGAATTCAAAGAACTATAAAAATGGAACAATTTAGAGATATAACTTGTAAGACCAGAACGAACGATGTTGACGAGAAGGGCATTGTGACGGTGGCTGTGAATGGGATTGGGATTGAGGATTCCGATGGGGATATTTCGGCAAAGGGTTCTTTCAACAAGACGCTGAAAGAGAATTTTCCCCGTGTCAAATGGCTGTACAACCACGACAGGACGGTACTTCTAGGTTGCCCGATAGAGGGGAAGGAGATGGATGGGAATCTGGTAATGACCGGAGCGATAAATCTTAAAAAGCAGATCGGTCGTGATGTTCTTGAGGATTATAAGTTGTACGCGGAGTATGGGAAGACACTGGAGCACTCTATCGGTGTAAGGGCGGTTAAGCGCGACGACAAGGATAAGAGGATAGTCAAGGAATGGGCCTTGTGGGAATATTCCACATTGTCGTCATGGGGGGCGAACCCTCAGACATTCCTGATTGACATAAAGAATATGGACGGAGATACTGTAAGGGATCATATCGAGTTTTTGAAAAAAGCTCTAAGTATGAGATATTCGGACGAAAAATTAAAGGAGTTGGATATGAATTTAGGTTTGATTGAGAAAGCGTTGTCGGGCAAGGAGATAGTGACATGCCAGCATTGCGGGCTGGCGTTTGATTACGATTCCGTCCCCGAATACACATTGGAGAGTCAGGTGCTTGAAAGTGCGGGTGATTACGCAAGATGGATGGCTGAGGATGTTGTCGCACAGGAGATGAACAAGCTGAAGCCGGAGATACAGGAGCAGGTTATGAATATAATTAACTCGAATAAATCGCTGGAGAACATATCATCATACGTGAGATGTCCTAAGTGCTATTCAAGGATATATAGAAGCATGTCGAACAAGAATAACGAGCCGCCGGAGGGCACTCGCAAGGAAGGAAGCCGCGGAAGCACTTTCTCTTTGAAGAGTCTCGGTAATTTAATTTAAATATATTATTATGAACGAAGAAAGAAATTTTATTCATTTCGCCAAGAGCGAGAACGAATTGACGCTGGAGGAAAAGCAGACACTTGGAACCATTCAGAAGAATGTGAACCAGACGGTGGCTGAATTGTTGAAGGGTATTGTTGACCAGAAAACATTTGAAGAAAAAATGCAGGGGTTTGAAACTGTATTGAAGGATCTGAACGAGGATGGGAAGTTCGGTATCGCGCTGAAAGAGCTTGGTGAGTTCAAGGAAGTGATCAAGAGTCTGTCAAATGAGATTGAGGGTCTGAAACAGAAGGGATTCAACCTTGGTGGAAGAAACAGGCTGGCAGACAAGATCGATGAATTCATGAACAGTGAGAAGTACAAGGATTTCGTTGACGGAAAAGTAAAGAGCACAGGAAAGTTCGATATTGATCTGAAGGATGTTGCTTCTCCTGTGAGCATGACGGGCAATTACTCCGGCGACAAACTGATTACCAGACAGAGTAATGTAGTTGTGTCCAAGGTAAATGAGGGTGCGCATCTTCGTGATATAATGACGGTTGATCAGGGTGACCCGCAATTTCCGACAATCACATTCGCCCAGATTTATGATCTGGACAGAAATGCAGCAGCCGTTCCGGAAAACGGACGTCTTCCGGAATCATCATTCAAGATCAAGGAGGAGACTGTAGGGGTATGCCGGATCGGTACCTATGTGCCTTTGAGCAAGAGACTGCTCCGCTCACGTATTTATGTCCGCTCATGGTTGCTTAACCGTATCGCCTCATGGGTAAGAATGGCGGAGGACTTCCAGATCATGTTCGGGGACGGACAGGGTGACAACTTGAAGGGTATTGCCAATTATCCTGACATTAAGAGTGCTTCTGATTTGATCAGCGGTACGGTGGTTACAGGCTCGGCCGGTGATGTGAAATCGGTATCAACCTACAACAGCGGGAAACAGTCGGTCGTAGAATTCTCGAAGCCGTTCGATGAGATAATTGAAGGACAGAAGATCACATTTGACGGGACATCTGTGACTGAGATGAAGAATACTTTCACCGTCCATAAGGTTAATGACCGCAAGATTGTGATTGATATGGAGTACAAGGCTGTAGCGGACGCGGCGTCAGTTACATTCACGGTCAAGAACGGACTGTTCAATTCGGTAGTGTCGCCCAATATAGGTGATGCGGTAGCCGCATTGTTTGCGATTATGACGTATGGGGAGTACACTCCGTCATTCATTGCACTGAATCCGTCCACTGTGTTTGAGGCGGAGACAGCGAAGGATACATCGGGCAGATCGTTGAATCTTGTCACTACGGTGAATGGGGTGAAGTATATCGCTGGCCGTCCGATCATCGAGACAACCAAGATTAATCCGGGGTACTATTTTGCGGGAGATATGACAAACGGGGCGTCATTGGTTGACTGGTCCGCATTGTCGATTGAATTCGCCGAGGATGTTGAGACAAAATTGAGAAATTCAGTGGTACTTATCGCGCAGGAAGAGGTACAGATGCCTGTATACAACCCTTACGCATTCACATACGGTGCTATGAGCGATCTTCTTACCGCAATCAAGAAAGCTTCGTGATATGAAAAAGAGGGTTATAATCGAAGGTGACGCACGGACTGTGGACAATATAGTTCAGGAGAACAGAATCCGTGAGGAAATGGGTCTTGTATCCATTGCGTGCGAGGATATGCCGCAGGAAAAATCGGATTACTTGGCACAGAGAGAGAAGAGAGAACCTTTAAGAGACAAGAAGGAGGCATGATATGATAATAGATTATACATTTTTCCAAAGTGGTGAACTGAGGATTTCCGGACTTCCATTGCCGGGAGTGACGGCAGGTCCGACAAATAATGCGGTGTTATACGACCTGTCTGCATATATAGCAAGATACGAGGACGAATATTTGGAGTTTGCCCTTGGAGAGATGTATGATCCTTTTTGTGAATACCTGAGATCGGGTGGGTCCGGAGAAGAGAAGTGGGACGCTCTCAAGGGGAAACTTGTAATCGAGCTAAAGGAGGGGGAATTTACCATGAAGAGATCTCCTATTGCCAATTATGTCTATTTCCATTATTTGAGGGACCATCAGTCTGATGCGACAGCGACTGGAGTCAAGAAGGATGCGGACGAAGGGACGCTTGTATCACCGGAGTTAAAGATGGTGTGTGCATGGAATGACATGGTTTCAATGAATGACGCCCTGTTTCACTGGATTGACTCAAACAGGAATGAATATCCGGAATGGAGCTATGAGGTGTTTCTGCTTAGTAAGATTAATATATTCGGACTATGATTATAGAATTGATAAGGGATGTTGTTGTTGAGGCTTCCAGGAAGACTGGCAATAATGTAAACTTCGTATTCGGAGACAGTTCATATATACGTGAGCAGATCAGGGTATTGAAGACATGTCCTGACACGGCCGTTTCGCGTTTCCCGCTGATCGGGTTGTATGTTCCGGTAGAGGAGATGAAGGACAGCGCTGATTACTATTGCAAGGCGGATGTATCGCTTATAATAGCTGTAAACACAAACAGGGATTATACGAACGAGCAGCGTCTTGAGATATCATTTAAGGGAATATTACGTCCTCTGTATGAAGCGTTCATAAGCTCTGTAAAGGAATGTGGTAAGTTTGATTTCGGGTATGGAAATCCCGTCCATTCCTATACCGAGAACTATTCATTCGGCCGGAGAGGGTCGTTTGATGTTGACGGTAAGGAATTGGATGAGAAGATTGACGCTATTGAGATAAAGAATTTGGAATTAACGGTTAAAAATCAGAATTGTTATGCGAACAGATATTAGAGAGTGCGGAAGCACTTCCGGTTTTAATACCGGGATGAGCTACTGCCCGTTGCAGCCAGACAAGGTTGCGGGTGTTGTTTTGGTTATCCACGGTAAGAAACTACCAAAAGAACTGACGGCTGACGCTTTGGAAGAGGCCTGTCACGCTGATTATCCGGACAGGATCTATCCTATTACAGGGTTTTCAGAATACGCCGTGAACGGTGGGGAGGCGAACACATCGGAGAACGGTTATGCCGGTTCGGAAATTACAGGGTATTCGGCAAGAACGGATACATTCACATTACGCAAGTTCAATCTTGCATTACAGGCGAATCTTGTTGCCAACAAGGACACGCTGTTTGATATGTACGTGTTTGACAAGAATAACGTGATTTACGGGGAGGATGACGGAACGGATGAGTTGGCGGGATTTGAACTGTCTGGGGTTTACCCTACCGGACAGACTTATGACTCCAGCGGTCAGAAAGCGTACCTTGCATTCAACGCGATGTATTCGGATACGGAGAAGATGATGAAAAACATGTCGATAAAACAGGCGTCAATCAATCTGGAGAACGTTCTCAAGGGGTTGAATTATGTGGAATTTGTGAAGATGTCCTCTCCGGAGAACACATACAAACTAGTGGATCATTACGACCGTACAGATCTTACCGCGTATTATGGTGCCGCGCTTGCGGAGAAGGCTACAACAGTAGTATCCGGGGCGACCGCCCTTGAATACAGTGACGGGACTCTTAAGGCGACAGGAGGAGCTCCGGTATTGAAGAATCCTTCCGTATTGCAGACTAATGGGATCATCGGAATTGAACAGTGGACGTGATGAGGGTGAATGGAGTTACATTTATCGATTCCGAGGTGGTCAAACTTTCGCTGGACGAGTTTGTCGCTCAGAATATAGATGTGTTCTGGCAGGACATTTCTAGGGAGAGACGTAAATCAAGGCTGGTTTCAGTATATAACAGAATTGTCAATAAAAGTAATTCAGGAGGCGGGGGAGATTGATCCCCCGTTTTGCGTATGACATTGGAAGAATATTCAAAATCGTGGAAGAAACTGGCTGACGGGTTGGAGGATGTGCTAGTAAGCCAGTTGCAAGGAGAAACGGATCTTATAGAGGAGTTTGCCCGTGAACAGTTGTATTCGGGTGTGAACGGTGATGAGGAGCGTCTTACTCCGAAGTATTCACAGGATCCGTATTTCAAGGAGGTTTATGGGAAGAACTGGAAGTCTCATGCGACAGATTACATGAAATGGAAGAGAAAGATACAGCCGCCTGCAGCTTCTTTTCTTGGTTTTCGTCCACGTGCGATGGACACACCGAATCTTATTATCAGAGGAGATTTTTACGATTCTATAACAGCAATACCTGTTAAGGAAGGTGTTATGGTTACAAGTAATGGGCTTTCTTTTTCAGATGATATCGAGAGGAAGTACACGAGTAAGATATACAAGATGAGCAACAGGGCGGTAAAACATTATATAACATATTACGCAATGCCTCAGATTGATGACTTCATTAAATACTGCGGATTGTAAACTACCCATAGGCTAAAGACCTATGGTCTTTAAACCTAAGCAGAAGTATGCAGAGCGCAAGACAACATACCCGATTTTTCAGGCTGGTTTACGAAAGCCCCAAGCAGAGCGATATTCTTTGCGGCATTAATGTCCGCATCCATATCGCTACCGCAATAATGGCACTTGAAAGACTTGTTATTTCTTGTACCTATATGCTGGCACTTGTGGCAAGTCTGAGAAGTATATGCCGGTGGAACGACAACCAACTTAACGCCAGAAAGTTTGCACTTGTATGCAAGAAACTCTCGAAGTTGACGGAAATTCCAAGAGTTGAGTTTTCGCTTAAATGTATTGTTTCTACGCTTAGAAGTTTTTCGGATATTTTTCAAGTCCTCAATAGCTATGCCGACACCTCTTTGTCTGGCTTCGGAAACAATATGCTTGGAAATAGTATGGTTGATTATCGTTGCGGTGGTCTTTTCTCTCCCTTTAAGCCGTTTCAAAAGTCTGGAGCATCCACGCTTGCATTGCCTTTTTCTGCCTTTTGTGCCTTTGGATTGAATAGAACCACGTATTTTTCTTTGCTTTTCCCTGTATCTATTAAGAGAGTCGGAAGAATAGGTTTCACCATCGGAAGTGCTTACAATGTCGGTTATGCCAAAGTCAAGACCGATAAATTCCTCAATATCTTCTACATCTTCTTCTGGAACTTCAACCGTCTGAAAGAGGAAAAACTTGCCTTTCTTAAAGACAAGGTCTGCTTCTCCTTTGATATACGGAAGATAGTTAGTGTTATGGCATACGAACGGAATACGTTGTCTTTTCTCAACCGTCCAAATGGAAACTATATTCTCGGAATAAGACAATATTCTACTGTCGTAACTGATGCAGCCAAGTTCTCTGAAACTCCGCTTTGCCTTTCTGTCGAGTTTGTAGGAATCGGCAACTTTGCTGATACAGCGCACAACCATTTGCGCAGAAAGATTAAAGTCTTCTCGGATTACATTGTAGCAATGATGGTGTATTTTGAATTGAGTGAAAACCTTGTCATTCCACACCATATCGGAAATGCGGTTACACGCAGCATTGGCTTCCTTGATAGTATCAAGAAGAAGATTGCTTTGCGCTTGGTTTGGAAGAAGTTTAATTTTCAATATCAATTTCATACTGCAAATATATTTCATTTAATAGAAGAAACAAAGAGTAACTTAGTATTAATTTCTAAAGCGAGCAAGGCGCAATTCCTCCCACAAACTAAAGATTTGTGGGTTTCCTTGCACCTATATTTATGAAAAATTGTCTGTGTCAGGGAAATAGATTGATGATGGAGATGGATCACATGCGTTCTGTCGCTGAGAAGGCGGCATCCATGGATGAATGTGTTTATATATTATATAAGGTTGGAGATGTGTATAAGTTCTGTCGTGAAGGTGAAAACTGGTCGGGAGAGTTTGTTGAGTTCGTCTTTCCGTGAGATGATGGCGGGCCACGAAAGGATTACTGTGAATTCTAATTTTTATAAAAGCTTTAATATCAGAGGAAATGTTTAAAGAACGTAATTCCGTTCTTATACAATCAAGAGGGAAGAATGGTGGGACATGGATGCATTCCTTGCTTTTTATTGATTTTGCAATGTGGCTCAACCCATCTTTCAAGGTAAAAGTTCTCAAATTTGTATATGACGAAATGATTAAATTTCGAAACATTGCTGGAGATGCGTACCCTAAAATGTGTGCAGCTGTTTCTTCCATTCTTCCCGAATATGTATTCAAACAAAAAGTCAAGGACTTAGCCAAGTCTCTAAACATAATAGTCTATGGAAAGCATGAACAAGAAATGCGTAATAAGATTGGTGATGAGGCTAAGATACGTGAGATGTACGAGCTGGAACAACAGATAGCCCAGTGGATTGAGCTAGGTTTTATCAAGAACTATAAGGAATTAAAGCAGGCGTTGACGAAGGTATATTATCAGAGGCATCCGGATGTTCTTCCAATGTAAATATTGAATTATTTTTTTTCTTTTTTTTTGTTTAAGTGCGCAATCTATTTAGTAAATTTGTAGCGGCGATACAGCTTGAGTGAGCGCGTCTAAGATATTAAGTATTTCCATAGAGTTGGGAATATATAAACAGTGCCGAAAGATACTCAAGCGTTCGGTACTGTTTTTTATATTCCTGTGTGTGAAAGGGCACACTACGAAGATTGTATGAATGACATTCAGATTTTCAAGAATGAGATTTTTGGCGAAGTTAGGGTAGCTGGTACAAGCGAAGATCCATTATTCTGTTTGGCTGATATTTGCAAAGTATTGGAACTCGACCCAAGTCAAGTTGTGAAGAGATTAGAGGATGGGGTTGTTACTATCCACCCCATCACGGACAATTTAGGAAGAGCGCAAAAAGCAAACTTTATTAATGAAAATGGTTTGTATGACGTTATTCTCGATAGTCGAAAACCTCAAGCAAAAGTTTTCCGTAAATGGGTGTGTGGAGAGGTATTGCCTTCCATCCGCAAGACAGGTGAATATTCCGTAAAGCAGGCATTGCCTAAAACCTACCTTGAAGCATTGAAAGAGTTGGTAGTTGTTGTTGAGGCTAACGAAATGTTGTCCTTGGAGAACAAGTCAATGAAACCGAAGGCTGAATACTTCGACAATCTTGTAGATAGGAATCTTCTAACCAATATACGCGATACAGCGAAACAGATTGGGATTAAAGAGAAAGATTTTGTTAATTACCTGCTTGAAAACAAATATATGTACAGGGATAAGAAGAAGCAATTGCGCCCTTACGAGGAACACGTGCCATCACTGTTTCAGATCAAGGATTACGAGAACAACGGGCATACAGGCCAACAAGTGTTGCTCACGCCAAAAGGAAAGGAAACTTTTCGCTTGTTGGTTGGATAAACTTTTAAAATCGGAGAAATAGAACAGTTTTTCAAGTTTGTGTTAGAAAAATATCGGGGGTTATAATTTTGAAATAGGAGAAAAAGAACGGTTTTAAAGTTGTACTTGTATGTCAAGTTTTCCACCAAGTCCTTTCGTTACAATGTCGTAAAGCGTAGAAAGAGTAAGATTACTGCCCTCTCTTTCAACTTTAGAGATAAAAGACCGTTCTTTCCCTATTTTCTCTGCAAGTTCGCTTTGTGTCATTTTTTTTGCTTCACGTGCATTGCGTATTTGAAGTCCGACACGTAGGCTGGAAAGCTCTGATTCAATCTTATCGCGGCGCGGAGTGCCAATTTCTCCGTAAACTTCTTTTTTAATATCATTCAAAGTGTAAGTTTCCATAATCATTTCCTTTCTTTTTCCTTTTCATTAAAATATTCTTGCATGAGCCTGACAGCCCGGTCTATCTCTTTCTTCGGGGTCTTTTGCGTCTTTTTTTGAAATCCGCTCAACAAAATAACCATTTTTTCACCATCAAAGAAGCAAAAAACACGTATGATGTCACTAGCAAATTTTATTCTGATTTCATAAAGTCCTTTTGTACCCTCAATATGTTTCAAGTATTTTTCCGGGACAATCTGTAATGTTTCGACATATTGAATGGTTTTCACCACTTTGTCCTGCATCTTTTCAGAGAGCGACTTCACAAAATCTATGAAATAGTGCTTATATGCTATGACGTTTCTAACTTTCATGTCACAAAGGTAATTTATAATTCACATTTACGCAAATATTTAATGCTTTTTATTTGACATATCAAAATGTTTGTTGATTGGATAAACAAGAGGAACCTCATGTAGGTTGTGTGGATCAAATCCTATTTATGATTAAATGTTAAATAAATCACAATACACAAAAATATATTGTGATTTATTTTGCTGTTATATCACAATGAAGTATATTTGCATTGTGATAATAAAACAACAATTGAGGCACATAAGATTTCCGAAGTAGCTTTCAAAAAAAGATCGGCAAAGTTTTGACATATCAAAAATTATGCTTTCCTTTGTAATGTCTAAACTTAATAGCGGTACGAAGCCGCAAACATAGCGGCATTTTTTGTGCCAATACATATTTAGTGTGTCTTTTGAAAATATTAAAGATATAACTGCACCGTGTCGGGAAGTAGAAATACTCTCGGAGTTTTGCTATTAAGACTTAGACAACACGTAGTGCAGTTTTTTTTTATTGTCTAAAATTAATAGTTATGAAAGAATTAGTTTTATCCAAAGAAAGTAGCGAAAGCGAAATCAAAGCGTACTTCAACGCAGTTCTTGAATTGTCTAAATCAGACAATGAATTCCCTATTAATCTTGATGAGGTGTGGATGTTGGTGTATAAAGAAAAGGGTAAGGCTGTGCGTGCGCTCAAAGAAAACTTTATTGAAGGAGTTGATTATAGCACATTTGCCAAAAATGGCAAAACAGATACAGGAGGGTATAAAGTAATAGAATATCATATTACAGTTTCCTGCATGGAGTTTTTCATCGCCAGAAAGGTTCGTTCGGTCTTTGAAGTTTATCGTCAAGTATTCCACAAAGTAGCAAAGCGTGAACTTTCCCGGAAAGAGCTTGCCTTAATGGTAGTACAAGCCGAAGAGGAGAAAGAACGTTTGTCTTTGGAGAATGAGAAAAAGCAAAAATATATAGAGAAACTCCAGCCCAAAGCCTTTTTTGCCGACTGCATCATGCAGTCGGAGGACTGCATCTCGATTGGTGAGATGGCTAATATTTTGAAACAGAACGGCCTGTTCGGTAAGGGTCAGAATTCCTTTTTTGAATGGCTTCGCTGGAGCGGCTACCTGTTGAACCGTGGCTCCCGTTATAATCTTCCTTCCCAGCGTTCCATGCGGTTGGGTATAATGCGTATAGCCGAGCAGCAGCGTGGTAGCGTTTTCATCAACAGGAAAGCCGTTATCACGCCTTACGGTCAGAGGTATTTCATCGAGTTGTTCGGCAAGAGCAGCACGGCCGGCCAATGTATCATAAATTTCATCTATAAATAACAATATTGATTATTTTAATGTATTTCCCGCTTTTTTGAGTGGGATTGCTTTTTACACCCATAACCGTCGCTGTTATCGACATAATTCGAAAAGACTATGACAACATTAGAAAAATTGGAAAATCTTCTTAAAGAGATGGAGTCCGGCAATAAGAGATTTGAACGTATTTGCAATTCCAATCTCAATTTCAACAGCCATTTAAAGCTGATCGTATGCACCGGCAGAAAGACAACAGGCAAGTTTGATTTGCGAAAGTATAATAAAATGATTATATGATATGAAAACAAAAGCCATGAACCGATACGACCGGGGCATGGCTTTGTTGTATTAATTAGATCGTTTCGATTTACGGCTGTAAAACTTTTGCAGCTTTTTCTATAGCCTCTTTCGCACCTTCCCTATACGCCTGTGCGAACTCTTTTCTTTCCACCGAAGACAATGAAGCAAGGAATGCTTTAAACCGCTTGTCATATTCCGATTTTTGTTCTTTGGTATTCGCCAAGGCAAAATCAGCCTTCCATCTCTTAAGTTCCAATCTTACGTCCATGATATTTCGTTTTTTTTAGGTTGTCGGAAAAGGCAATCACCGCTATATATAAGTATTGTATTCGTATCGCAAATATAGCAGAAGTTTCTTTATATAGCAACTCAACCAAGTTTTTTAATGGATTCTGTTATTTATCCAAATTCTAAATTGCAAACAAATATGCCATAATTCTTTGAATTGTTTTTAAATGTATATTACTTTGCCGAAAACAATCAAATTATTATAACTATATGAAAAAAGTATTATTATTAGCGACTCTTTCATTATTCAGTATGAATCTTATTGCTCAAGTAATGAGATCGGAAGAGTTGGAAAAATATGCAAAGGAAAATTATGGCGATAAGTGGGTGGAAGCTGCTGAAAATTTAGGTTCTTCATTGGTCTTGGATAAGAATCAGAGTTTGACCTATGAGCAGATAATTGATTGTGGGGAACAAACTAAAGAACAATTATATATTGTTTTAAATCATTGGTTTGCTGAATCTTTTAATGATGCAAACGCGGTGATTAAATTGAATGACAAGGAAGCCGGAGTCATTATAGGTGTAGGATATGTTGCAAATGTGGCACAGCATGTTGGAGGAATGTCATCGTATAATGTTCATATAAAACCTGTAATTAAAGTAGATATAAAGGACAAAAAAATACGTGTTACTTATACTCTTCAATATTATATAATAGAGCAAAATATAGGAGGTGGATGGATATCGGTCGCTTCTGCTGCAACAGGTGAATTACCGGACACAGAAAGAAGAATATCTAAATGGGGTCTAGAAACATGTTATCCTTTCAGCCAAAAAGACCAGCATAAGGCAAAGAAAACATCATCTAAAGCATTGATTATGGCTCACGCATATTCCAATGTTATTATGGACAAAATAGAAGAAGCGGTGAAAAATGGTCTTGTAGGGAATGAAAATGATGATTGGTAATTTAAATAAATTATTTTTCATGAGGAGAAGCTTTTGCTTCTCCTTTTTTTATGAGGATATAGTTGGTTCTTTTCGTTTTTATATTGACGTAATATCAATAAAATCACTATCTTTGTTCTTAGAAGGTGTATGAAGTCATACATCGCCAAATATTTACGAAAAGACCATGGCGGGAGCGGAATTTAAAATAACGGATAAAATACAGGACAGTATACTTACGAAGATTAAGGACATTTCTAAAGAACTGGGAGTATTAAATAATAAATTCAATAAAGCATCAAAAAGTTATGCAGATTTAGCAGAGAAGTTGGCCACTAAGATCAATGGCAGTCCGGGTAGTTTGGAGGAATTAAGTAAAAAGAGCAAGGAATACGAGCAGACGGTAAAAAAACTACATGATACCCAAAATGAGCTTGCGGACTTGCAACAAAAATACAAGGAATCACTTAAGCAAGTTAATGAAGTAACAAAACAGGCGGTCAGAAATGCGCAGGAGGACGCGAAGGCGAAGAAACTTAATGCTGAGGCTGAGTTGAGACTTGAGAAGGCGCAGACAGAGCGTCTACGCCAGCAAAAACTACTGAATCAGGAGCAGAAAAAACAAAAACTGACAACAGAGCAGGCAATACAGCTCGCAAGAAAAGAAGTGCATTCAATCGCGGAAGCGGAATCCGCCAACAAACAATTGCGTCAGGTTGTGAAAGATATGACGGACGCTGAGGATAAGGAGGGGAGGATACGTCAGCAATTAAATTCGGCAATAAATCAGAACACTAATTATATAAAAAGGAATCGCGATGCGTATGTGCAGGCGAAGATGACAGTCGGAGATTACAAGGAGCAGATAAAGCTGGCGATTGTGGAATTGAAGAATGGTAATGATTCGATGAGAAACTTCGGTATTGTTGCCAAGGGATTTGGGGGGATATTAAAGACTGGGATTTCCGATGGTGTAAGACAGGTATCTTCCAATGTAGGATCAATGATTAAAGGATTTGTTGGGGCACAGGCTGTTATTGCGGGTATTCAGAAGTTAATAGGAGAGTTCAGAAGGGGTATCAATACGGCTATAGATTTTGAGGCGGCTAACAGCAAGCTTGCTGCAATATTGGGTACAACGGCAAGCAAGACAAAGAGTCTTCAGTTGTCAGCACGTGAATTAGGGGCTACGACAAAGTACACTGCGGCAGAGGCTACGAATTTACAAGTTGAGTTGGCAAAACTTGGATTCTCAATGCAGGAGATACAGCAGTCAACAAAATACATACTTCGATTTGCACAGGCTACTGGAGCTGATTTGCCGGAAGCGGCAGCTCTTGCTGGAGCAGCATTGAGAATGTTCAATGCGGACACAACAGAAACAGATAGATATGTGTCAGCTATGGCAGTCGCAACAACAAAGAGTGCATTGTCGTTTTCTTATCTGCAAACAGCTCTTCCTATAGCCGGTTCTGTGGCGAAGACTTTCGGTTTTGAAATAGAAGATGTGTTGGCATTGTTGGGTAGATTGGCGGATGCGGGTGTTGATGCTTCTTCTGCTGCTACAGCTACAAGAAACATACTATTAAACCTTGCGGATGGAGGTGGAAAATTGAATCAGGCTTTAGGTGGGAATATAAGGACGCTTGATGATTTTATCAAAGGTCTTAAAAATGCGGATAAAGAGGGTATGCAGCTTGCCGAGATGCTTGAAATAACAGACAAGCGTAGCGTGAATGCTTTTGCCAACTTCGTGAAGGGTGCTGAAAAGATAGACACATTAAGAGAAAGTATTACGGGTGTGTCTAGGGAATTAGAAGGAATGGCAAATGAAATGTCGAATAATACGGAAGGAGCGATAAAGAGTCTTTCTTCTGCATGGGACGAGTTGATGATTTCTATATATGGAAACACAGGAGCGTTGCGTGCCTTGGTTGAAGTTACAACTTCGGCTATAAGGGATATTGCATTATTGATACAATCGGAAGAAACAGCAGTTGAAAAGATCATAACCTCGGCAAAAGGGGCTACTGCATCAAGTGAGGACTATAAGAAGGATATAGAAGCAATCGAAGCGCGTAAAAATGCAATGATATCCGCCGGAGTTAAAGAAACTGAAGCTGTTAGAATGGCTACCGAAGAACAAACCGAATTGGTTAAGCGTGCCATTGATGCAGAGATAGAGGGCAGGGAGAAGGCGAAGGAGCAATATGAGCGTATTTTGAAGATAATGAATGATGATACGGCTTCAAAGAATTTTCGGGAAACCGCGAGGCAAAGTCTTGAATATTACGCGAATGATTACGCTGGCTATATTGAGAGTGTGATTAAGTTGGAATCAAGATTGAAAAAGATGCAAATGCAAGATTCTGCATCAAAAAATGGGGAAACATTCTCAACCAGCAAACAAAATGAGGAACAGGAAAAACAGCGCAAGGAATTGCTTAGAATCGATAAGGAGTATCAGCAAAGTAGGCTGGAGTTAATGGATGAAGGTCTGGAGAAGGAACTTGCCAAAATCAGACTGAATTACACACAGCGTATAGCCGAGGTAAAAGGAAACAGCGGGAAAGAGAATGAAACCCGTAAGAACCTTGCCGAGAAGATGCAGGAAGAAATTGCTAATAAAGAAATTGATTTCTATCTGAGTCAGGAGAAGAAGAAATTACAGATAGCGTTGGACTCGGTAAAAGAGGGAAGCGAGGAGAAGAGGAGGATGAGAATGGAATTGATAGACTTGGATGAGGAGGCTGAGGTAAACGCAATGAAGGGGAATTATGAGAATCTCCAGTTGGTAAGGGATAAATATGAAAAGAAGAGAATTGAAGAGTTGAACAAGCAAACAAATGAGGATATAAGAAGAATGGAGGATTCTGCATCATTACAGGCTGAGGCGTTTGTGGTAGGGCTTGCAGAGCGGCAGAACGAGCTTGAAAAAAGCCACTTGAAAGGCGAGATGAGCGAGGAGAAATATAAGGAGGATCTCTATAAACTCACAGTAAAATATAATAAAGAAATGCTTTTGGCACAGATTTCAGCAGCTGAGGCTGAATTGAAATTGGCGGAAGAGACCGGAACTATCCCACAGGAGAGAATTGATGAGCTGAGATTAAAACTAAGAAAGCTACGAGCGGATTTTGATTCATTGGCTAATGATGAGATGGCTTCCGAATCCGAAAAAGGGAAGAAGAAAGTGGAAGAATGGGAGGAAGCCTTGAAGGGAATTACAGATGCGTTCCCTTCCGAACAAAGCGGTTTTGCTGATTTTTTCTCAGGAATTAATGATGTGCTTGGAGATTTGGCAAAAAAGGCTCAGGAGGCAGGTGGATCTTTTTCTGACATGTGGGCTAACATGTCAGACGAGGAGAGGTTGAAATCCACGCTGGAAGGTCTGGCTAAATTATCTGACGGTTTGAATTCGATGATGCAGAATATATATGAAAACCGAATATCTAAAATTGAAGAGGAACAAGAGGCTAATGAAGAAGCGGGGGAACAAGAACTGGAAAGGATTGAGCGTTTGGAGGAGACGGGGGCTATCAGTTCAGAGGAGGCTGAGGCGAGGAAGCGCGCCGCTGAAGATAAAACAGCACGAAAAAATGAAGAACTGGAGAAGAAGAAGGCTCAATTGAAACAAAAACAGGCCAGATGGGATAAGGCTAATAGCATCATACAGGCTACTATCGCAACGGCTTTAGCTGTGGTGAAGGCATTGCCTAATTTAGTGCTTGTTGGTATTGCGGCGGCTATGGGAGCGGCACAAATAGCCGTGATAGCATCACAACCTATACCTAAGTACGCCAAGGGTACAGACTCCCATAAGGGAGGACTTGCGGTAGTCGGTGATGGAGGAGTCCCGGAAACTGTCATTACAGACAATGGTGCATATATTACACCGTCTGTTCCGACATTGGTTGATATTCCCAGAGGGGCGAAGGTAATACCTTATGCGGTGGATATGGAGAGAATGATGGCTCATGCAAGCGATTTTGACGGTCTTATGGCATACAGGAGCGAAAACAATCTTCCGCCGATATCAATAGTCAACGACTACAGCGAATTGGAGAAGGAGATAAAATCGTTGAAAAAGTCTCAGCAGATTGGGTTTGCAAGGCTTGCGATGGCGATAAAGGAGAATAACTATCAACAATTTTCAAAAAAGATTTGATTATGAAGTATACAAGTGACATATATGAGATACCACTGTCTGTTTTTATAGAGATATACACAAATGAGGGGAATGATGTGGAATTTAAGGATGGGGATAAGGATCACGAGTCTGAAAAAATCATTAATGATTATATGGAGATAGTTAGCGGAAGACAGTTATTAGCCGAGATCTTAAATTGCAATGAGAGGATGAATCTTGCGATGACCGTGGAACTGATGAAGGCGTGTGAGAATATGATGAGGCTTAAGATGTATGATGATGTGTGTGACATACTGTTGCAGATAGGGTACTCCTGTAAGAAGTCGGATATATCCGGTATGTCTTCGAGAATCTCAGCGTTAAAATCCCGTGCCCAATATGATTTGGATAAGATAAGCAAGGAAAAGAACGAAGAACCGAAGGAGAGGCCTACAAAGAAAGCATTCATAAACGAGGTTGTAGCAATCGGAAAGTATAACAAGATGCATATAAATTTGAAAGAATGGACCGCCGGGGATTATGCCTGTCTTGTGAGGCAGACATGTGACGAAATAGAGGAATTGAACCGAAAAAGGAAATGATTGGGAAATTAGTATATAAAATTATGTTAAAATAACTGATTAGTTTATATAATGCGCCTTTTTTAAATAATTTAGCTGCGGAAGTGAATGAGGACATTGGTGGAACTCTGTCTGCGTAAGATATTAAGCCGTCGGTCATTTGGTGTAGAGTTCCACAATATTGCATCATTTGGTTGGCGGCTTTCCTTTTTCCGTGTAAAGGAGCACGGTACGTTTTCTTCGGACGAAAAGACATAGTTATGAATGACATTCAGATTTTCAAGAATGAGGCTTTTGGTGAGGTTCGTGTAGCTGGGACAAGTGATGAACCATTGTTTTGTTTGGCGGATATATGTAAATCCTTAGGTTTGCGAGTGGATGCGGTACAATCAAGATTGTCGGATGCACCCATTCGGATTGGGGTCACTGATTCGCTTGGAAGAGAGCAACAAATGAATTTTGTCAACGAAAAGAATCTATACAAAGTTATTATGCGTTCCGACAAGCCGCAAGCAGAACCTTTTCAGGACTGGGTTTGTGGAGAAGTTTTGCCATCTATCCGTAAACACGGTATCTATGCTACAGATAATGTTATAGACCAAATTTTGAACAACCCTGATTTCGGAATCGAGCTTCTCACCAAGTTGAAGGAAGAACGGTCAGCACGCATTGAAGCAGAGAAACAGGTAACTATTCTTACGCATGTAAATAAGACCTATACATGTACGGAAGTGGCTAAAGAACTGGGCCTTAAATCTGCAATAGAGCTAAATAAACGCTTAAATGATCTTGGAGTACAGTACAAGGTAAACCAGACATGGGTACCATACACCAAGTACGCAACACTAGGCTGGTTTGACATAAAACAAGAAGTTACGGATAATGGCCATATTATCTACCATAGAAAGATAACAGGAATTGGTAGGCAAGGTATAATTAATCTTGTAAATCCATGTTTGTTGTGATATAGATGGATAAATAAGGTCGCTATTTCCGGGAAAATAAAAAAATAAATATACAAGATGTTCTACCGATGTGAATTATTAATAGATGGTCTGAGATACCGGGTTACTGATGACCTTGAGAACTGGGACGAAGTGAAGGCTAGTTTTAAGAGGAGTGACTATGATGGTGTCATACGTACTTTTTCAAACAAGTTTTCGTTCGCAAGAGGGGCGCGTGGATTGCTGTTGAAACAGTATGATGAAAAGTATCTGAATGCTTCCGCATCTATAATCATAAGTACAAGGAATAACAGCTGGTTGTACAATGAACAGTTCAACTGTGCTCTTAATTTCTCGACATTACAGGATAATGGGCATATACTTCAGATAAATGCAGTAGATGACAGTGTAGCTTCCATGATCAAGGCAAAGAAGGGTACTCAATACGAATATCCGGTTGAGGAGATGAGAAGCGCCATCCCACTTGTTTATGATGGGCTCGAACTATCGGAGTCGGCAAAATGGATACCTACAGGTGATACGCTGGAAGACAATGATGAACTGATTAATGTTTACTTCAGCAAGGACATGAAGCCTATGCCAATATATATAACTGCTAGTGATACATTGATAAAGGGTGCTCTGGAATTCAATGATCAGACAATAGGAGGTGATGATATATATGCGATGAAGGCGTTAAAATCGGTATCGGTAAATCTGGATTTTAATTTTTCCATGTTTGTATTCAGAAAATTTCAGTCCGGAGTATTGGGATATGATATAAGAGGTGTCAGAATACAGATTTTGAAAAAGGGGAATTCTGTAAATGAAAAAGGAGAATCTGTAATTACGGAAACTGTTATAGGGGCGTTTGAGTTTACAACGGAATCTGAGACGCCTGTTGAGAAGACTGTTTCGGAATCATACGACATAAGCCTGTTGCATGATGATAGAATAATAGTGAGGGCTATGTATGTGAATGAGGGGAGTGGGATTACATCAATATTGCCGGATTTCCAATATAAAGTTTCAACATCTAGTTATTTCAAGGCTTCATGGAAAAACAGGATTAATCCGGTAGAGATGGATCTGGTAAGTCCTGAAGCATTACTGAACAGGGTGCTAAAGAGTATCAATGATGAGAAGGACGGACTGACAGGGGTGATAGAGAGCGAAGGGGATAGAAGGCTTGATAATTGCATGATATTGGCGGCTGAATCAGCCCGTAAGATTCCGGGAGCCAAAATATATACATCATTCACAAAGTTTGCGAACTGGATGAGTTACGTGTTCGGTTATGCCTATGACATATCGGGGAATACAATTACATTCAGACACAGGAGCAAGTACTTTTCGAATAATGTGGTAAAGAGAATAGGTGATTTATCCGGCTATGAGATGAGAATTAATTCGGCATTGGTGTATTCCAGATTGCGCATAGGCTTCGACAAGCAGGACTACGACACAGCGAACGGGAAGGATGAGTTCCGGTTTGCGAACGAATATACTACGGGTGTGAATATGACGGATAACAGTCTTGAGATGATATCTCCATACCGTGCGGACGCATACGGTATAGAATTTCTTGCAGACAAGATAGGGGAGGACACTACGGATGATGAAAGTGATACAGATCTGTTTATGGTTGGCGTGAAACTTAACTCGTCCGGTACGAAATACATATTGGACCGTGATTATATTATAGGTGGTGTTCTTAGTCCTTCGACGATGTTCAATGCCATGTATTCGCCTTCTTCAATGGTTGTGGCTAACGAGGGGTATATCGGTTCGTCTGTCGGAAAACTGACTTTCGCATCCTCGGAGGGGAACAGTGATGTTGGTATTGACGGGATGGGAGAGAATAGGGACATAGTTCTTTTAAAGAACCTGTTTACTGTGGCGGAAGTGGAGTTCGAAACTTCGGATGTAGAACTACCGGAAGATCTAACGGGCATTGTTGAATTCGAGCATCAAGGAAAGGTTATACAGGGATATTATCAGCAGGCTGATTACAATTTCACAAAATCACAGAGTTCTAAGGTTACTTTGATTGTGAAAAAATCAAATTCAATATAGATATTAGGATTTTAATTATTATATTTGCGATGAAAGCTTGTGAAGTAGCAAGCTGCTGAAACTGACGAAAAGACCATGATATCAATCGGAGATGTTTGCCCGCTTTTTTTTAATCCGCTGAAATACAAATATTCAAACGCAGGATGTTTCAGACAGGTGTTCTCACTGTCCGATAATATCCTGTTGCAGGTGTTCTGTGACAATGGGGAAACGCCTGCTGCTTCATTAAACGACAAAATTAAAGGAACTTCATCGGCGATAACGCTGCTTACTTATGATGTCAACGAAAGCGTAAAGATGTATTATGCTTCGCTATCTCCTTCAGAGGGGATATATACAGTCACAATAGGAAGTAACGAATGTGAGGAGTTCTGCGTATGTGAGAATGTAGGTGATTCGATACTTATAGAATATTCGCATAAGGACAACAATTCAGCATTCGATAATATATTCTGGATTGATGATGCCCAACAGATGTTCCAGTTTAGGATAGTGGGTGGATTTAAACCGGATGGAGTGGAGTTGAAAGTGGAGAACGAGCAGTTCGTAAACCAGAAACAGGAAATAATAGAGATGTATTCCATTCCTTACAAGACATTTGATTTTGTCTTCGGATCCAGTTGTGGAGTGCCATATTATATAGCAGAATTTTTTAATAAGATACTATGTCTCTCTCACGTCAGTATAGATGGCAGTTTGTACGTGCGGGAAGGTGACTCTGTGCCGGAGAAGCTTGATACGATAGCAAGGAAGCAGATGTTTATCTATAAGATAACTCTTAGACCGATGAAAAACGATATAGCAGGTATAGGAGGGAAAACAGAGGAGGCTACATCTTCATCCGGTATCGCGTTTTTGCTGAGTAATCCGGAAGAGGATGATGTGTTGAAGTATAAGAAGGCGCAAGCGGCATTTGTAAACGAAAATTACGTGTAGTTATGTCTAGAAATCATCCTATAAAAATATTGTGGTACGGATCTGAAACAGATGTTGACGGTAATCCTATTGTCCCTGTAATCTCCCCGAGCTTTGAAAGACGGCTGGAAGGATTGAACGAAGGGGAGATATATATACATAATGATGATAAGAATCCTGCAATTTATATAAGGACAAACAAAGACAGGGTTGTTGCGATTCAGGGAAGTGGAGGAGATATAAACGAGTTGTCGAAATTCTTTATAAGGAAAGACAAGGAGGATTCTACGAATTTCCTGCTATCCTTGCTAGGCGGAGTATTGATTAAGAATTATGCCAAGTTCGGTGAGTTCATTACAGGAGTTTCAGGAGGATACATTGACGAGGATGGCAACCTTGAAATGGAAAGTGGAGTTTTCCGTAAGCGTGTATTCTTCCCAGAGGCGGCTTTTAATAGAGTAACATACTTCAAAGGGCGTATGGTAAGCTCTCCCGGTGGTGGTTGTACCGTATTGTCATACACGGATAATGGTGATGGTACCTACACGATCACTCCGGACCTGACGGATGCGGACGGATTGAGCCAGTTTGTGGATGATATCCTTACCACCTATTTTGTGACGAAGAACAGCGAAGGCAAACTGAACGGCTTTGAAGAGATGAAATTCAGGGTGACTTCCGCGGATTACACCGCCAAGAAGTTTACTGCTATTCCCCGTCCGGGGCATTCTGACTGGAAACCTGCCGAACAGATGGTTCTTGCACATACTGGTAACTTCACAGACCCGGAACGTCAGACTTATATACTTATTGATTCCGTCAACGGAAACAACTGCATTACATTCTTTGACAATGCCAACACTTGGGATCCTGAACCGGCACAGATGCCTTCGTGGTTCGGCAAGAAAAAGGGAATGACTGTAGCCGGTATTAATACGGATAATTACTCGGCTGTTCTTCAGAATGTCATTACAATCGGATCTGTATTTCAAGTGGATGAGATCACGGGACAGAACGTCCGTGTTCCGCTGGATAAGGGTGAATGGGAAGCAGGAAAGTACGCCTATTATAATAGGGTATCGCACAACGGTTCTCTGTGGTTGTGTGTTGATGATAACGGAACGACAACAGAGCCTTCAGATGATAACCCGGCATGGCTGAAACAAGTGTCAGAAGGGAAAAAAGGTGATCCGGGTCTGTCTGTAGTCGGTGGAGGTCATTGGGAATCATCCAAAACACCGTATAGCGCCAACACGATGGTCACTCTTGCCAACTGTGTATTCCTTTCAAAGATAGAGACATCCAATCCTCCCATCAGAATACTGCGTGTCAAAGGAGGAAGTTTCTTGAGAAAGAAGGACGGTGGTTATTATCTTGCCGGAAAACCTGCCGACTGGGAGGTTAACGATGACTGGGACATGCTGCTTGACGGACGTGAACTGAAAGGTGAGAGCATCACATTCCTTGGTGAATTCGCAACGGCTCCGGCCAATCCGAAAAACGGTGATTCATACCGTAACACGACCGACCGGGCTACCTATATCTATCAGGACGGAAGATGGCAGCTCATGATTTCGGACGGTAAGGACGGAACGGATTATGAGTATATATACACACGAGGGAATATCATAGACAATCCTCCGGCAAAACCGGACAGCCAGCAGAAGGATGATTATATCCCTGAAGGATGGACGGATGATTTTGTAGGAGTGGACGCTGATCATCAGGTTGAATGGGGCTGCAAGCGTTTCAAGGAAAACGGTGTATGGTCAGAGTTCAGCACTCCTGCCGTGGTGCATCGCTGGAGCAAGGACGGGGAGAGTGCCATTACGGTGGATATTACCGATCAGATGGAAAACTCGGCTCTGACATCGGATGGGAAAGTCGTGGCCTCACAGACTTGGAATACAACGGTGGGTATGTGGTATGGTACGGAGAAACTTACTCTTGACAGTATAACCTGTACACCGGATGCCAATATCTTGTGTGCGACAGACAAGGCTACGGGAGTGATAACCATATCGGTATCAGCTGGAGCCACCCTTGCATCAACTAATTTGGTACGGATAACCGCGCGCGCAACAAAGAACGGGCAGCAATATTCTCGTGATGTTGTGTTCACACTTGCCGGTGTGCGTGGTGGTGCGGATGCAATACTATATAGCATTGTCGTTTCCGCCAGCTCGGTAAGCAAGGACAAGAACGGGAACTACAGTGTTTCTTCTGTATCATGTTACAGACAGAAGTCAGTGGGAGGCGTAATATCCACCACTACGGACGGTACATTGAAATACAGCATAGATGGTGGGACTGAAACCACCATGAACAACAATACAGCCATTCCAAGCGCAAACTTCACGAAGACATTGAAATTTGTCTTCTACGTGAATGATCAGATAGTGGATGTTGAAACCGTTCCCATGCTTGTGGATGGTAAGGATGGGGCTGATGGTGAAAGCATCACAGCAGCCGGCCATTGGGAGTCAGCCAACACACCTTATGCGAAAAACAGCACGGTATCGTTTGCAGGAGGATCTTACCTGAGCAAGGTTGAGACATCCAATCCGCCACTTCCGGTACTTCGTGCGAAAGGAGGACGTTACCTGAGAAAGAAGGATGGCGGTTACATACTTTCCGGAAGGAGATCGGACAAGGTAATTAACCCGGACTGGCAGGAGATGACTTCCGCTGTCGAACCGTCCGCATCGTACTGGCTTGACAGCCCGGTAAGCACGATAAACTTCACGTCAACAGGCACGCCGTCACCGTCAGCGTTTGTCGTTACCATGAAACAGAATGTGGGTGGAAATGTGAGCGATACGAACAGGTTCTATCTTGTCGCTAGAAAGTATAAGAATGGATCTAGCGGATCCCATGTAGGTGCAACTCTCAGTAATCAGATATCAGTTCCTGCCACTGAAGGATATGATCAGTTTGTAGTAAGAGCTTATAAAACTATTTCTGATGCTAATAGTTGGAATAATAATTATGTCGCTGAAAAAGGTGTGGGTATTGCTAAAGACGGAGCTACAGGTGACACTGGAGCTACAGGAGCATTTCCACGTGATAGGGGGAAATATGGCGATGATAATCTAGGAGCATACGTATGGAATGAGGATTATAGGGATAAGATAATTTATGCGTTTGATGGTGTTTATCATAATTTCCTAGTTCGTAATTATGGCGCGAGCGTTACCAGTCCTCCTAAATCGGTTGTAAATGACCCGAATTGGCAAGAGATGAGCGAATATAAAAGTATCGCCACTGACACACTTTTTGCCGATGGTGCGAATGTGGCCGGATTCTTGTTCAGTAACAAAGTACTAAAATCCAACAATGATGAGGGTGAGACTCTTCTTATTAACGGTGAAACCGGATATTTAAAATGTAAGTTGGCCGATATTACCGGAACGATAAACGCTACAAGTGGTACATTTAAAAATGTTACGGTGGAAAGCGGAAGTATAGGTCCGTTCAGTATAGCTTCTGGAAAATTGTCATCAAAAGTTTTGTATAATAATACTAATAAATATGTAGGATTTAATTTGTCTGCTACTGAAATTGAATTTTATAACGAGTACAATTCATTAAACGTAAAGTTGGGAGGGCTATCGGAAGTTACCGATATTGAAGGGAATAAAATGCTTTGTGGCTTAAATGTGAATTCTGTTGGAGATTCATTTGGTGTAAAAATAAAGGCAGCTGGTATTCCGCTTTTCGTTGAAGGAGGGAACATGTATCTATGGCCTGATACGAATAAGAATGTAAATATTAGAGGACTTGTATTGAATAGAAGGAATGTGACTCAAAGCGGTACTTTGAATAGGAATGATGATATCGTGTCGTTTACAAACTCATCTGATATTACGGTATCTATGCCTGTTGCGGTGCCAGAAGGTAAAATACTGTTTTTGAAAAAATACTATACAGCAAAAGTGACATTGACTGGAGCTACTTTCCGTAATCAGGCGGATGGAAGTACAACAACGTCTTTTTCACCATTGCAGCATAGTTTTATACTTTGGTTTGATATGAACCATCAATGGGTAATCGCATATTGCGGATAATTTAAAACAATATATTATGAAGATAAATTTTGTACAATTTCCCCTTTATGACGGGATCAGAAAAGAAATGCTTGTCGCCAGAAACATCACCGATGCGTTCGGTGACTGGATATACAAGAACGTGGCGGGATTGAAGGCGCATCTTCTTGCTGAGAAGATATTCAAATCTACTGCTGAAGTTGAGATTGACGAAGAGGAGGTGGATATTATAAGACGCTCCACCTCCATGCTGCCCGGTCTGCTGGCGGACTCACTGAATGATTATTTAAACAAAAAAGAAAAGGAGGAAAACCATGAAGATTGAGAATTTGGGTCGTGCCAGCCGGATCAGTGACGAACTGGCTAAATTGAAGCTGGCCAAGGAAACATTGAATAACGGTGGGTTTGTCCGTATATACAGTAGCACCCGGTCAAGTGCCGGATGTGTGGAATTGGATATCGCGAACTTCAACGAGCAGATGAATGCATGTATTGACAAGCACATCGAGAAACTGGAAATAGAAATAGAAACTTTATAAATTAGATATTATGAGCGAATTGAATTTAGATAATATTGTTGGTTTCAAAGCTGTTGACAAAGACGGCAACGAACAGAATGTGACAGTAGATGAAATGGTGGATATGGTTGCGACAAGAATGGTTTCCGCTCTGTCTGAAACTTCCTCTTTGTCAGAAATATCAACATTTGCTACTGCTGCTGCAACAGGAAATGACGTGTATGAGAATGAACTTCCGACCGTGACTGACGCTGCAAATGTAAGAGTTTTACAAAGTAGCGGAGATGCCGCACAGATGACTATGCAGTCTCTTGCAACAAAACTGGGGGGACTGAT